CTACATGAACTTCTTCCAAAGTCTGGCACATAATTTTCACAGTCTTCCAGTCATCAGTTGTAGAACGACCAGTAACTTCGACCATAAAACCGTTGTCATACATATTAATAGTCAGGCTATCAGTTACTTTAGATAGTTTGGATGAGAGTTTCATGCTGGGTCCACATTGTGAAGGTCTGCTGAGAGTTCAGCATCAGCAACGATTGAAGCTGAAGTTGCTGATACTTGAGGGAACAACGAGAGGATAGACGCAACTGTCACTTCCTTAGTGACCTTTTTACCGCGTGCCTTGATAGATTCAAGACTTGGTTTAGCTGAATTAGAAACTTTAACTTCGCCCTTCTTGGACTCTTTGACACGATCTTCCAGAGAATCAGAGATAGTCGCTTGATCAGCAGGGCTTTGAAAGTCTGCGTGTGATTGAAGAAAGCGGAGAGCCTCAATCTTAGTCATCTCCGATGGCAATTCCATCAAGTCAATACGCGGAGCACCACCTTTTGAGAATTGTTTAATACGGCGAACAAGATCATTAGCAAAGCGAACTTTGGTATAACCATTATGAGTGATGATGCCTGCGACTGTGAACACTTGAGTAAGATTAGCCATTTTGATTCCTTAAATATAGAAGCTAAGTTAAGTACTGATTATTCAGTACAGATATAATTATAACAGAAACGGACATTATTGTCAATCATTTCTACCATAAAAATGTTGTTTAAATTTCAGTATAAGAGACTCTTACATCGAAACCGAATTTTGATTGTGCTTGTTTGGTAGCAGCGACACGACTATCAGCCTTGACCATTCCCTGAGCATTGCCGTTTTGATTGAACACGATAAACATTTTCATTACAGATTCAACAATTCGCGTTCTTCTTTGGTCAACTTGGCCAATGCTGTCTGCTTGACAAGATACTTGCGTTCGTCTTCAACGCGTTCAGCAGCCTTCTCTGTCAGATAGCTTTCCAGACTGTCCAGTTCCCAAGCTTCACGAGTGTAAGTAGGACTCATTGCGAATACAGTGCGGGTGTCGCTGGTGCGGTCCGTGACTACAAACAGATTATCCTCAACGGTCAGTTCAAAGTAATGTGTGGTTGCTTGAGCCAATGCTGTCATCAAACGCGGAAGATATGTAGCTTCTGCTTCTGCTTCTTGCATATATCGGGCGTTTTCTGCTTCAAGTGCCATTTCTGCTTTAGTCTTGCGTGCCATTTCGTTCTTCCTTGTTGCTGTTTAAGTATCTATTATATCAGATTTCGGATTTAATGTCAACCGAAATCAATAAATTTCTTTGATAACTTGGAACTCAGTTGCTGGATATTTAGCTTTGAATTCATCTGATTTCACAAATTCATTGAATGCCTTGGCATCAAAGAACATTTTGCTTAGCACACTTTTAATGCTACCAATTGGGGTTACCAGAAGATAAACCGATTTTGCTTTGCCTGCCATTTTGTATTCCTTGTTGCTGTTTAAGTATCTATTATATCAGATTTCGGATTTAATGTCAACCGAAATCAAAGACGAAATTTAGAAAGAATTTCATTTGCTTCGGTACAGTCCAAAACTTCATCGGACATTACTGTTCGAACTGCTTCAGCTAAGTCCATACTGAGTTGTTGGTCCTCGTCATCCAGACTTTTTTGCCATTGCGTGAAGTCTTCAAGTGAATCAATGCTCCACATTTTATCCAGCATATTAACCTGATATTGAGTTAGATTAGTGAGTGTGATTTTGTTCATATTATTCCTTAGATAGAGATAGTGTAAGGTTTGTCCCAAGCACCAATGTTAACATCAACATAGTAACCTACATCAAAATAGTCTGTCATGATGTCGCTGTTGTCATGGTTACCAGTATTCATTGCGTCAAGTACTTCTTCAATGAAGTCTTTTGCTTTACCGTCAAAATGACTTTGAAAGTGATAAGGATTTACTTGCTCGTAACCACTTGTATTAGGTTTGAATCCACGAGATACTTGATAATGATCAGCACCACAAACACGATTGGAGTTACCAATAAAGTCAATAGAACCGGACTTAATGTTCAGAACCAAAGTCATGTGATTGCGCACTGCCAGGGAAGCCTTGACACCGTACTTAGCGCAGATTGCCTTGATAGCTGGGGCGCGTTTTGCTTTGAGTTCTTGGGACATGTAAGCCATTTTGTAATCCTGTTTGTTGCTGTCTAAGTATCTATTATATCACCAAAGTGATTTAATGTCAACCTTTTATTTGCTTGAAGTGGATTTAAACAAGAAAGATGCCAAGATAGTGATGCCCCACGCCTGCAACCAACTAATGGGTTTGACAATGGTAACAGCATCAACTAGACAACCGTTCCACAGTAGCATCACGGGTAAGGACAGTAGAAATCCAAAGAACAACACAAAGCCTACTAGACCAAACGCGATAAGAAGCGCAGCGATAATTTTTTCCATGATTTTTCCTTAGATAAAATGTCTTACAACGATTACAAAATTGAGAGCACTTGCGAAGAGGTTAAAGTTGCCCCAGCCCTTATCACCTCGGCTGAAGCAGCTCGTAGCAGCGCGCCAGCTAACAACAATACATACCACATTCAAGAGGTATAGAAGTTCAAACCAAGACATTATGCCGCAGTCAACATGTTTGCAGGGACGCGCCAGTTGGTCATACCAGACTTGACGATAATGAATTTACGGTTCACCTTACCAACAATACCAATAGTCACTCCACCGCTGCGGGTGTTTGTGAATTTCACATTAGACCCAACTGTCAATGTACATTTGGCTTTGCTGGCCAATTGTCCTCGTACAAATTTGATTGCGTCTACCATTGAATTCAGATCATCATTGGAAAATGTACCTGAGAGAATAGAGCGATTGATTTCTTGTAAAGTCATTTCAAGTCCTTGTTGCTGTTTAAGTATCTATTATATCACCAAAATGATTTAATGTCAAGCTTTAGCTTCGTGCCAAATCAAATAAACGCTTAGCTTCTACTTTATTTTTAGCGTGAATGATAACGGTTCGTTTCTCTACGGCGTCTACGCCCAACTGAATCTTGTAAGTTGACGGAACATGAAAATATGTGAATGTAAATGCTTTCATATACTGTCCTTGTTGCTGTTTAAGTATCTATTATATCACCAAAATGATTTAATGTCAACCTTTTGACTGTCTGATTTCTGAAAATCCTTCACTTAATGTAGGAACTTCAAATCCGCGGATCATTTGAACCATTACATGCGAAGGTATGTTTTTCCCGGGCCGCGACTTCAACCGTAGATTCAACTCTGTAAGCTCGGGTGTTTTAAACACCACAGCAATGGCCTCATACTCGGGCAACATGTTGAACTTTTTAGCACGGCTTTTAACAGTAGTAGAAGTTTGGTCCCACACAATGTCTTTGCCTGCGGCGCGGGCAGCTACGACTTGAGCAGCCATTAACTTCACCGCAGTTGGCATGTATGCTTCAAATACTTCATTGTAAGTTTTCTTGTTTACATCTGCGTATTGCTCAACGAAACGGTCGGTACTAACTAATTCAGTGTTATCCCAATTGAAATCCTGATGCCCGATCCAAGTTGTTTTACCTGCTCCGGGCACCCCTACTAATACATATAACTTAGGCATTAAATATCGCCCTCCCAATCAAATTTTGCTGATAAATTCACCGGCTTGGACACTTCGTCTTCATCATAAGTCCAACCTAGCACCTTTGACATTTTATGCTTGACTAACAGATTAGGTTGACGATATCGACCAACATCATCAAATCCCATCTGAACGCCAATTTCTGTTACTGCGCCTGAGCGGCAAATGCCAGCCGTACAATGAACAATGACATTCATATCATTGAGCAAAGCATGTTTAAGCAACCAAACAAGTTCAGCGGCTTGTGAATCACTCACTCGGCATTCTTCGTCAAACACCGCGTCATCTTTTTCAATGTCAAGGAACTCAAAGTTGTGGCGTTGTTTGAAGTTGGTCACTGCCTCGGGACTCCACCCTGCTGGATCAGTGATGCTAATCAGCATGGAGTTTTCTCCGGGGTCTTTATACCATTTGCCGGAACTAATGTCGCTTGCTGCGCAATTTTGAATGAATGCCATCTTATTATCCCAATCTTGCTTTGATTTCCATGTAAAAAGTGTGATACTTTGCCATACGAGCAATGTCTTTTTCAGTGACGCCTTTCAGTCTACGGATATCTGTGTTGTGACGCAGATCAGCCATTTTGACTCGCATAGCATCGGTACTAGCAAATACCCCTTCTTTGTATTCTTCGTAAGTCTGCCCCGGCTGTTTTGTCAGTGCCCGGACAGCATCAATCACTCGCTCACTGATACCGGCATCACGAAGGTCCTTGTAAGTAACTGAGGTGTCTTCAATGACATCATGCCCAAGAGCCATACACATCAGTTCCTCGTCCTCGGACTTCAGGTAGTGCATAACTTTCAGTGGGTGAAGAATGTATGGAGCACCACCTTTGTCGTATTGACCATCGTGTGCGTTAGTGGCAATGACTAACATCGTAGCTAACATGTGACCTTTTTTCATTGTGTGCCCTTTCTATCTATGCTTACATTATAGCACCAAAAC